CTTGTTTGTTGTATTTCTTATACGATCTTTTTTCGTTTTTGTTAAGCCTTTTTTTGTGACGACCAGGCCTCTTCCTAGGTTTTGGTCTTGGTACAAAGTTAACAAATTTTCTTTTAGCCATTTTGTTGTGATCTATCTAACAAAGCGTATGATACTATACCTTGTATCTCATTTGCAGTCCCTGCTGTCATTTTTAAAATATCACCTGCCTCAAGCACTAAAGTATAATTTATAATATCTTTTGTTGTCGTGCCTGATACTGATTCATTAAATATTCTAAACGTTGCAGTTGCAGAGGTGTCTGTAACTTGCACACTTAAGTTTACACCACTACCAGAACCATTGTTGATTTGTATTTGTTTTACAAGAATCGTTGCATCAGAAGGACAAGTAAGAACACTCGTCACCCCTGTAGTTGTAAGATCAATGCCTTGATTTTTGTATTGTATTGTCATGATATAAACCAGTTAAAAGTATCTTGCTCTTCTTTAATATCAAATTGAAAAGAAAAATTTAATTGATTTTTTAACGTATCAATCGCTTCAATAATCTGTCTTTGATTAGTAGGTTCATATTGTTCTTTTGGTTCAGGAACAAAAATATTTATTTTAGCCATTATAAATCCTCATAACTTGTTGCAGCTCTACCTGGCATTCCATAATTGCCAGCACCTCCTCCACCACTAGATCCTCGAGCTTCATCTTGAGGCGTAGGTACGTTTGATCCAAACTCACCCTGATCTATTCTATTTTGTAAATCTCTTCTTGATTCTCTACTTATTGCATCTTGTAAACCTCTGCTTGCTATTTTATTTTTTATAGCGGCTAGACCTGTCAAACCTAAAACAGGAGGAGCGTAAGCTTGTATTAAACCTCCAATTGCAGGTATTCGTCCTGCAAGGCCTAATTGCTCTATGCCCATTTTTTTTGCAGCGGCTTCCATAATTTTATTTCTAACTACATTTCCAGCTGCACCTTTGACTATTTCTCCTAATCCTATTTCTCTTTCCTGTGGAGTTAAATTCATTTGATTTGCCATTGGTGATATACCTGCACCCATAGATGGTTGATAAGCCTCAAAATTTTTTTGTGCTTGTAGATTTTCTATTTGTGCTAATATTTGTGCTTCTATCGGGTCCATTATCTTTGTCCATCTGGTTGTATGTCCGCTCTAAACGTTCCATATCTCCAACTTTCATCAGTTGAAGTGTTCTCTACTTTTAAACTTGCAAATCTTGTTCTTGCTCTAGTATCTACTTTATCAGTTGAACTAGTAATTGTAAAAGGCCCTAACGGAGATGATGTTGCGGTGTCCGTTGGAAAGTCTTTTAGATTTATTGTGATTTTAGCGTTGCCTGATATTAATTTAAAGTCTGGCACAAATCTTCTCATAGACATAAAAAATTGACCATTACCTTCTGTATCTAAATCAAAAGATCCAGATTGTATGAATGCAGGTATAGCTGTTTTATTACCTAAATTATCTACTTGGTTATTTCCTATTTCATGTGCATAGTATAGTGTTGACCCATTAACATCAGTAACACCTTGAATGACTGGAAACGTTGGTGTACCCGATGTATTATACTCAGTAGCATAAGGCACTTCAAATAGTGTAGCGTCTTGCCAAGAGGTTCTTGCTAACGTGCCTGTCGTCCAAGTATTTTCATCATAGTTATAAGTCACTATTCTATCAGGTTCAGTAGATCCTTTCTTAGGATAAAACCAATTTATCTCCGAATAAAGATTATTTAAACCTGCGTTGACTAGTTCTCCGTTTTCATAATCTATTCCTAAATTATCTCCTTTATCTGTAAATACAAAATCTTCTACTAAACAAGGCAAGCTTTTTACTGTACCATCAAATACAAAAAAACCACCTGATTGACCCATCCAATAAACAGCACCATTAATATATTTAATACTATTTTGACCTATAGCCCCGCAGTTAGATCCTACTTGTCTCAAAGAAAAAGTAAAAGGTGGTCCTACAAACTGCATTATATAAGCAGAGGTATCTGTTAAAATTAAAATATAATCTTTACCTTTAGCAGCACCTATTATTTTTGTTCCTGAATCTAATCTTAATGTGCCAGCAGTGTTAATAGAAGTCGGTGTGTAATCAGATAGATTTTCTTGATCAGAAAATCTAACGAACATTTTATCTTGTGTCAAAGGAGAACCGATTGTTGTTTCAGTGCCTAATATTATTAAATGTCTGTCTCTTTCAGATACAACAGATAAAACAGAAGTAGTAGGTGCATTTGTTATAGCAGTTGCTCTTGTTTCTAAAGCTGCAGATGTAGAAGCTATAGGACTCCATGAAAACGTTTTACCATTTTTTGCAGTTGCAATAAGTATTTGTCCAAAATTATCTAAAGACCAACTAGCAGGATCAAGTATTACATTACTTGTTAAAGATCTTTGACCCCAAGCTGTATAATATTCTACTGATGCTCCAGAAGAGTGAGCTGATCTAGTGCCTGCAACATCTCTAGTTATGCCAGTCAAATCATTTGATGATATCCCTGT